GAAGCCGAATTCGACATAAAGCGCGACTTCTCCCGCATTGGTGATGCTGTTGCCTTCGATATGCAGGTTCGAAGCGGCATTGCCGCGCACCGCCGAGATTGTTGATCCGGTTGCCACGAACGATAACGTTGACGGCGCGAAAAATATTGATGCCATTGCCGTACTGGCCCGATCCGCCGGTTCTGATACGGCCATGCCGGTACGTATCACCCCGTCATGGTTAGTGCGGATTTACTGGCATTTCTGCCAAGTGCCATACTGGCCAGTTGTGCCCCGTACCACGCAGTTGGGTAGCAAAAGCGGTAGCAGTTCAATGGCGCGTTCGCGTACTCCGGCCAAAGGCAAATCCCCTCTCCGCTCCTGGCGCGTGCTACTCATCCGAAAGCGCGCCCAAGTCCTCGGCTATGTGGACGCGCCTTCCCGTGAAGTGGCAGAGGCGGCTGCTGCTAGCGCATTCAGCCTTACCGATGAACAGCGCAAGCGGCTCGTGGTGCAGGAGCGCGGCTAACAGGAGCCGCTGCCCCGATTTTGCCGCTATGCAGGCGGTAAGATGCAGCTGTGCTGGGTAATGGGAATTGCCCAGCGCATCATGATGATGCTCCAAAACTGGCCCCGCGCTTGGTTGCGGGGCCTTTTGTTTTGTTGACTCTCGATTGCCGTGGACGGAAGCTGCCGGTGCGAAGGGCGAATAATAGAGGCCCGTATTGCGGGGCCTCTTATGGCCGCTCTCTCCCAGGTGGGCGGTCGCTAGGAGCCCCGGAGGTCATTTCCGGGGCTCTTGATTTGTCGCTGAGGGTGTGGAGCAGCGAAAGCCCGCGCGGCGCCGACGTGCGGCCGGATTGGCACGTCCAACCTGATCCCGGTTCGCCCGCGCAATAACCGAAACCCCCAGTTGGGATCAGCAACCGGGGGTTTCTCTTGATGGAGGAACACACTCATCTGTAACGGAAGGACCGTAACCCTCTTCGAGAAAGCCGACAAGCAATCTGAATGCAAAAATGCGGGCTGTTGCATTATTGCAATAATCCCCACCCCAACCACCGCTATCAAACAAGATGGCGCGGCACTAAGCTGGCTGCTTTTCGATGGATGGCTCGAATGTCTCAATTCGATACCAGAGATGTGATGACCGTGACTGTCGTTCGCTCGCAGGCGCTTGGCCGTCCTGACGGGCGAGTGGCCATTTGGTTGGACACGAAAGAGCTAGGCCCCATTGCATTCGAGGTAGACGCGCGAGCAATTGCTGCGCTTCGCAGGGAGTTGGCGGCCGCAGAAACACTCCTTCGCCAGTCAGGCGAGAAAAAGCCGTCATAGCTGTTCTCCTAATAAATCGAGCCCTACAATTGGCCGCTGGTGCGTTTTCACGCGCGGGTCCGATACTAGATACCCCCTACGCGGCGGGCCGCCATTGCAGGGCGGCAGGCATCATTTGTTTCTGACGGGGTCACCATCGCTCATGCCTCCGTTGAGTCACAGCCATGCCCATGTCGCCCCGCTCTTAATTCGGCTGACGGTCGCTCGGTCTATTTCGTAGCCTGCAGCGATCACGTCTTGCGGCCTTCTATCGCACCGGATGCTCAAAACTTGCGCCTCCGTCAGTCGCGCCCCGCCGTTGCGCTCGCCCCGCCTTGCATTTCTCAAATATGGGTGCCTGAAAAATAACCGCTTCATGGCCGCACAAGGACTTCGCCTTCCCAAATGACCTCGCCGTTGCCCCATTCAATCCTGATACGCCGTGTTTTCATTATGCTAATCCCAGGTTTCCATAATTCAGTTTGCGGTGAAAATCGCGCGGGCTACCGCTGTCAATCATCAGCGCCATATATGCAAAGGCATCAGCCGCGTGTGATGTCCAGTCGTGCAACGCCTTGCGCCTGAAAACCCGCTTATCTTCGTCCCATTCAGTTCGGTACAACTTTAATGCCTCAATGCCTTTGCGACATTTCTTGGAATCAAACCAACACCGAGGCAGCAACATTCGCACCGCAGAGATGCCTTCCTCGTCCGCCAGCTTGGGGGCAATGTCGATCCTACCGAGCACGCCACTGCGCAAGCCCAGACGTTCCAAGACTTCGAGCCTGGTTTTGCCAACGCTCAACTCACGCGCCTTCACATCATGCGGCAGGATATGCCGCTGATAAAAATAGCCCCTCTTGTCCAAAACATTGACGTAATGCGCCAGACTTTGACCAGACGCCTCGTAATAGTCGATGACATGTAGTTCCTTTCCGATCTGTTGCAGGAACCAAATGGCCGTCGAATCGCCTATGCCCAGGTCCCAACTCGTTACGACTCGCGCAGAAGGATCATAAGGAACATTGCAGATGCGGCCCTCTCGCTCAGCCGTTGCCATTTCTAAGCCGTAGTACACGCCCAAAACCGCAGCTTTGAAGGAACACATATATTCTTGCTGAAAAATGCTGCGGCCGTGATCGTGTCCGTATAGGCCGATGCTCTCCTGTTCAATGCGATCAAGCTGCGCAGGCGTGAAGACGCCGGTCTGATCTGCCGTCAGACGCTCACAGAACCAATCGGGGCTGCGGCTGGCATGCTCAAACAACGTCTTGCCATGGTTGGGACCGCGTGGCGTGCCATTGAAGATGGCCCATCCGTTGTTCTCCTCGAGGATTGGCGAGAGATACGACCATGCTGCCGGATCGCTCAACGGCCATTCTGAGAACACGATCCCGCACGGTGGCGAGCCTACCAGCGAGTTGAAGTTGTCCGACCCGAGAACCTGCCATGTGCTGCCGTTCTTGAACTGGATCAGCATCTCCTGGTCGAGCGTCTTCTCACGCTGGGCTTGCGGGAACGCAATATCAATCCGCCGTATTCCTTTGTGCGGATCGACTGCGCGCCAGATCGCTCGCCTTGCCTGCTCCTGCACCGGCATTAAGTGCCAATAGGAACCGGGGCGCTGCTGCGCGGCTCGGAATGTATGGCGCAAACAAACGTCATCTTTGCCCGCTCGACGGTGCCAAACGAGATAGGCGCGTTTGCCACCGTTCTCCAAATAGCTCCAGGCTGCTTTCTGATAGGGGCGCGGCACCCACTTAACCCGCTCGCGCTCTTTCAGCTCGGTCTGAAGGACAGCGGCAAATTGCTCAAGCTGCGCCGGATCAATGCTAGTGGAGCTTTCGTTCATTTTCTGGCTCTTTGCTCTCGGCCAACTCAAGCTGCCGTTTGGTCTGTGCCTGCATCTCGCGGATGGTTGCGAGCATTCCGGCGATATCTTCTTCGGTCAGCTCACCAAGCTTGGCATCGGCAACCTGAAATTCCTTCGGCATTAATGCTGCGATGGCACGAAAATAGACATCGGGCTTTTCGATGCGGGTAATCTTGATTGTTGCCGCACCGTGTTCCTCGAAATCATCAGCAAGGGCCTTCAAGAAAGAATTGGTCAGCCGATTGCGCGACCCAACTGCTCGTCCTGGCCCGCCTGGATTGCCCGGTTTGAACAAACGATCTTCATTGCTCATGGTTTTTTTTGCACCCCAACGTTGAAGTTTGTTGTAAAGCGCAACTTGAAACTGCGCCTTGTCTCGCGATGGCGGTGGCGCATTGTTGAGCTGATCGAGCGCGTATTGCAGATCAGCCGCAAATCCGTCTTCAGCCATTAGAATTGCCTCTCATGATGTGAACTAGCCCCCTGCACCGTTTGACGCATGGGCGGCCATGTCGCTCAAGCCGCCAGACGGAAGCACCGACCGGTACATGCCCGCCCATTTGCCATCCGGCACAACACGACCAAAGCGGCGCCGGTCGAGATACAAAAGCCAATCCGCGCCATTACGCTTCCAACGAAGCCTATCCATCAGAATTCCTTTTCATGTTGTCGGCATTAAAAAACCCGCCACGGGGCGGGCTGGCAAAAAACTTGTCAGTGGGGCCAAGCTGACCCCCAAACAGAAAGGGGCGAGCGGCTTTAAGCCACCGACTCTCCTACGATCGTTTTCCTTATCAGTTGCATGGCGGCAGCAACGTTCATCGTGGCGCCCGCCGGGCCTGTGATAAAGCGATATCGCAAGCTGGCAGCGGGAATACCGGGGTGCGTCTCGCGAAGCTCCTCGACGTAGGCGTCAATGATCACGTCAGCTTCTTGCCGCGCTCGTTGCCAATCAGTGATGATGGCATCGAGACGTGCGACCGGGTTTGGCCGCTTCGCCGTTTTGTCCATGTGCATCTCTTCGGGGGTTTAGGTGAAGGAGTATTCGGCGGTTTGAATCCTAACCAGGTCGAGCTTTCCCGTTTCGGGGAGTTTGTGGTCGCGGTCGCTCGCCGGCTCGCAGCCATCCCGCAAATTGCGAAGCACGCGGAATACGGAGTACATCAGCGCCATTTCGCGACGGATGATTTGCTGGAACCGCAGAACCTGCGGGGCTGGCGCTGCGAAGCAATCGTGCACGACAGCGACATCTACAATGGGGTCTCTGTCAGAGACAGCGGCGTTGACTGCGTGCACCAAGTGTGCCGCGTCCATACTGTGGACAAAGTTCGCGGGCGCATCATTGATCGCATCATCAACTCTGATTTTATCTTTCCGGCCAACAGTCACTCGATATGTAACCCGCCTGCGCTGAAGCTTGAGCTCGACCCTCTTGGTATTCGGCTCATAACACCGGTTACTGCTGACAGGCAGCCCGCTAGGGGTGACCCATTTCAGCGGGAGATTCCGCGAAGCCTGTAACTTAGCGAGACCGCGTATGAACTCCATAACATTGTGCGGGCGCTCCAATATCTCTTTGGTCGCCTCCATGATCAGTTTCGCGAGATAATTAACGTGCCAACGATGCGGCTCGTGATTCCAATGATCCTCCTTGTACGCTTCGACGATTTGGTTACGAACACCAACCTCGGTCACACCATAGCTGAAGGTCATCACAGGGCGCTTAAACAGCCCTCGTGTCAGCCGCTCGCAATTTCCGCGGGGGGATAGCCACCAGTCGGCATGCTTGTCGCGGGCAGCTTCTAGCCTCTTTTTCACGTTCTTGCTGATCTTTTCGTAGATGTCATAGCGCTCGTCCAAATCCATTAAATTGACAAACTTGCCGCTCTCCTCATCAAGGGACATGCACGCCAAGTGCTGAATCCCGTTTGACGTGCCGTCGAGAAAGATCGGCAACCGCGTGACGAAATTCGGATCGTTTTGGGCGTCAACTAGCTCCCGACAGGCGGCCACAAATTGGAACGGGTCACTGAAACCTTTCCAATCCTCGACGCTCTCAAACGGGTCCGCGGCGACGCGGCGGATCAGGTCGCGGTTCTCAAACACCCAATTATGGCGATCACGCCATGTCCCCTTTACGCCCTTCGCATTGGCAACCGCAATCTCGATCCAGCTCGCGCTATCGCCAACCGGCTGCCCCTTCCAAAACAAGAAGAGAGACCGAATGCGATCCTCGCGCCCGATGTTGAAGTGCGGAATTGGGTTGAGCCGCCCCCTGAAATCAATGTTGTAAGGAGTCCAGAAGGGCTGGCCAGCAAGATGTCGAGCCAGCTCCATATCGTCACGCAGCGCCGTCCTGAGGCACTCGGCATCATCTCCCGCGACTGTCTTGAAGCGCCGCTCAACGTCACAGGCCAGCTTCTCGACGACCGGAAGCATGAACTCGTTGATCCGCCATGGAACGCGCTGGACATTGTTCACGCCGCTGGCGTGCCGCCCAAGTTCACCGCTCTCAAACGCGGCCTGGATCGCCGACACAGTGTCAGGATGCTCGTCGCGCACAAAGGTCGCGGGCAGCCGATCAGGACCATATTCGGTGCGGAAGGATGTCCAATCCGGGGGCGGCTTGAGGTGCGGAAGACGATACGGTCGGGCGAGAGAAAGCTCGTTGCGAAGCTCCTGGATGTCCGCCCAATGGCCGTCGGCTATCTTGGGGAGCAAAAGCTTATTGCGCCTAACTTGCCACTCCTCAAGTTCGAACAGATCGCACGCCATCGCGCAGTCGAGGAGCCACCAGCCGGCCTCCACAAGAACGTCATTGGGCCAATCCAGGGTGCGGTAGTGCGAAAGCGCCCGATGGCGGTTGTCAGCCTCCATGACGCGACGATAACCGGCCCTGTCGCGGGCGCGCAGGCTGGCCATCTCAATTTCGTCCCGCAAGTCTTGACCGACCTTGAGGGCGACCTTCATGGCACAAGATTCGTCGTGCCAATCCCAACCCTCCACAATCTTGTTGATTAGGGCGTCAACGGCCACCAGTGCCAAGGTCTCGAAATCGACAAGCGAGATAAGCTCGCGGAGCTTCGGTGGCGGCTTTCGCGCATCTGGCCCCGCGATGTAGGCCGCAAGGTTTTGCAAGAGGGTGTACCGGCGGAAAACCGCCCGCCCCGTGGCCGTAGCCGTGAAAGGGCGGCCACGGTGCGACCGCTCAAATCGCTGCTCGGTGCGACTAACCTCGTCGAGCCTTCTATCTATAAGTGCGGGTTTTTTGGCGCCTTCGTCCCCGAGGGCCGCCCCAAGCTTCTCGAACGACCGCAATGGCCGCCGCTTGGCGCTGCTCATGGCCGCCTCCCGGTCGAGGCAGGCTCAAGCGTCTCCGGCATAAATTCTCCTTGAGGAATCGCCTTCCATGACGTTCCGGTTATATTGATTCGATTCTATCACGAGATGAATGCACGGCACTTACCACAGCGGCACGGAGGCACTGTCTCAAACCTGCGGAAGGCTGTTAGCACGGGCGGATGGCGGGCGGAGGCGTCTGGTCGTTAATCCCCGTTATCACCGCTCGCACTGGCGAGGAGGCGGTTATTTGAAAGCCAATGGCAAATGTTGTCGCGAACATCTACCGGCCAGAGGCGGCAGCCCGGACCTGCTCGCCGTCGCGCAGCCATATCGAAAATGCCGTTGCAATGTCAGCATCTGAAACGTCACCAGGGAACATCTGAAGCGACTTCCCGAACTCAGCGGCCCTCCACCGCCCGGGGCAGTCATTGGGGGCCATTTCTCGCAGGACCTTGTTGATGGTCTCCTTGGCCATACCAGTCGAGAACGTGATGATACACCCGGTCGAAGTTTTTCGAGTTCCGCCCTTGTCGAACGCAGGCATCTGATTGGAACTGTTAACCGCGGCGGGCGTGTCCAATACGAATCCAGGGGGAAGAGAAGATGCGGTTGACTCCGGCTCGACAGGAGTTGCCGGAAGATTGCGTCTCATCCAAGTGACGCCAAACGCAATGGCGAGCATTAGGGCCGTGGTGCCGATTTCACGCCAACTGATTCGACGCCATAGCCACCTCACGCCCAATGCCAGCAAAGCCACTAGGACGATAGCCAATTCCGCCGCTACAGTGAAAACCGCCGCATCCGACGAATGGAGCGCCGCAAGAACAACCGCTAAGAACGCGAAGCCGAGGATCGTCGCGATAACCAAGCGACGCCTGACCAGTCTCTGATGTTCAATTTGTGCTAGCAGCGCGAGCTTTTGCAGTTCTCGCATTTCTGCAAAGCCGTCAAGAAACTCTTGTGCGGCAGTGTTCATGCGCCCACTCGCCCAACGGCAAACTGGCGCGAAGGAAAGGCGATTGTATGGCACAGCTAGGGCAATGGAAACTTTCTTCGCCTGACTTTCGCGAAAATCGGGGCTCGCGATTATCGCCCTATACCTGATTCACCGACGAGCCCAAATCCGCGCAAGGGTTTCCCGCCCACTTCCCCCTCGTTGAGGGGGAAAGCGTTATCGTTAAGTCGTCTTGATGCCGTCTCTGATGGGATGATGTGGTGTCGCGAGTTGACGCGCCAACCGCCAAATAGTCTGATGGCTCACGTTGTATGACCGTGCGATGTCGGCATGGCCTTCGCCGTCAAGCGGGCGCTCAATGACTTCCTTGCGCTGATGCGCTGTGACTTGCAGCGATGGCTCAAGGCACAGGAGCCGCCACCACCACAGCAGATCGCATAGCCCCCGGCAAAGAAACATGGGGGCAGGCCAAGGAAACGGGATAAGCCGATGCCGGAGCCAGCGGAGCCAGTTCGATCGATTGACCAACAGATGCGGTGAGGATACGGGGAGTCCGCTTTCACCAGCTGCGGACATACCGCTGCGCTGACCTTCGCCGCTCTGTGCCAGGAGCGGACCAAGTGCACCGCAGCAAATAGCGTGCCTATTGGGCGGCCTTCCCAACCCC